CCTGCCCGCCGATCTCCTCGAGGAACTCGCAGGCCCACCTGTCCGGGCCGTACCTGCACCCGGGATAGCGGGACGCCCACGGCTCGGGCAGCTCCACGAGCCTCGTCTCCGGCAGCTCTCCCCAGGGGAAAGCCCACAGGACGAAGCGGAGCGGATCGCCGTAGCACCGCGCCAGCTCCTCCGCAAGATAATCGCCCGCCGCCATGAAGAATGCCCCCAATGAAGAATCACTGGGGGCATTCTCTCGTCCGGCGGCCGGATCATGTATCCATCAGAAAAGATCGATGGATGGCGGCGGGTCGTCTGCCAGCCTCATCCCGTGGTACAGCCGAACGTTGACGATTCCGCCTCCGGCGGACATCGTGGTCTTCCTCCACGAGATGTCCCTGCCAGACAGCTGACGCGTGAGCCAGTTCTGCGTCTTGGTGTACTGGTAGCCGTTGCTCTCCATCCAGGAGCGGAAGGAGGCATAGGCGTCAGTCACCGGCACCTCGGCCTTGGGATCGATGACGCACCGGTCGCTGAGCCACTCGCCCACCACGTCCTGCTGGTTCCTGTAGTTGTCCTTCGCGAGCTTGAACTCCTTCGGCTCCCTCAGGACAGACTCGGCGTCACCCCCCGCCGCGATGCTCTTGCGCACGGTGACGGCGCCCTGAATGCACCAGAGCAGGATGCCCTCGGCCTCCGCCTCGAGCTTGCGCCCAAGCTCCGGGTCGCACTCCTTGCCCGAGAACTTGCGTCCGAACAGGATGAGGTGGACGCGCCGCCACGTGCCATCGTCCGTGTCCTTGATGTCCGGCTTGTGGTTCGTGGCGAGGAACGTGACCCACGTGGGGCAGAAGGTGACCGGAGCAGCGGCGTAGGGCGCCCGCGCCGAGATCGGATCAAGCGAGGTCAACTGCTTCAGCGCCGCCCCCGTCAGACAGGCGCCATCGTTTGTCTCCGCCGCCGTGGCGAGCCGCTTCCCCTTCAAGGCCACGAGGTCGCTTCGCGTTCCGCCGCCGCGCGATGCGCGGCTGCTCGCCCCCGCATCGAACAGCGTGTCCACGGACATGGTCGCCCCATGCCGCCCGAAGACGTGCTTGACCGCATTCAGCACCGTGGTCTTGCCGTTCGAGCCGCCGCCCACGAGGAAGAAGATGGCGTCAAGGGACGGGTGCCCCAGCATCGCATATCCGCACACGCGCTGGAAGTACTCCACCTTCTCCTCGCTCCCCTCGAAGACATCGCGCAGCGTCTTCCTCCAGAGCGGGCAGTCGGCCTTCGGGTTGTAGCAGACGCTCGTGAACGTGGCCACGCCGCGCGTGGGATCCGGCCGCAGGAACTCGCCCGTGGACAGATCCACATCGCCGTTGCCCACGCCGAAGATGTTCGGGGTAGAGTCGAACTTGTCATCACTCACCCAGAAGGGCGGAAGCTGCGTGGCTGCGAGAACCGTCTGCTTCGCGTCCTTCGCCGTCTGCCACCGAGACATCAGCTTCATCCCGAGCTTCACCTCCTCCTCCGTGTAATCCCCCTTCTCAAGATCTTCGCGGAAGCGCCACCCAAGCGCCTCGTCCGCCTTGGCCTCCACCTCCGCGTCCGACAGCTCCTTCCAATGCCGCCCATCCCAGCCGCGCCAAGTGCGCGTAGAAGGCGAGAATGCCAGCTCATTGCGGTTCACGAGGCACATCCTCGCCGCCCTGCCCTTCTGCGTCAGCTCGCGCGCCCGGCGCTCAAACGCCCCTCCCTCAGTCTGGAAGTAGAGCCACCGCAGCGTCTTGATCGTCTTCAGAGGGTGCTCGGGGTCATCGTGGAATGTCGCCCACTCCTTCTCGCAGCAACCCGGCGTGTACTTCGCTGACTGCTGGCTCCACTCGTCCCACAGGCACATGGCTGCCACATCGCCCCGGAACTGATGGTGGAGCATCATGCCCACCTCGATCCACTTGTCCCGGGGGTCGGCCATGCTCTTGTCCAGGGCGAAGAGCCACCGCCGCGCGTCCTCCACCGTGACGTTCTCTAGCGGGCGGTTGGGGCAGAGCATTGCATCGGTCGCCTCCTGAAAGCCCGCATCGCCGACCCTTGCCTCGCCCTCCGGAGCCCAGCCGAAGAGCCTCGCCTTCTCCTCGAAGATCTCCCTGCACCGGCGCAGATCCTCCACGGAGAGCCGAGGGAGCGCGGTCACCGCCGGAACTTCATCCGGCGCCCCGCCCGCCATGCACAGCCACTGATAGGGCTTGCCCGTGCGCGGATGAGTGCCAAAGGCCACGAACTGCTGACCCTTGCCGAGAAACTCGAAGCGCGCCTTCACCGGCTTGCCATCCTCGTCCACGAAGTTCGGGTTGACGTAGAAGGCCGTGGCCGTCTTCGTCAGCCCCTCATCCATCGTGACAGGCACGAGGAACTTCGGCGCCTGCCCGACCCGCATCGTGCAGAAGAAGCCGAGGATCGTGAGCAGCTCGTCCTGCACGGCAGTCGCGAAGGCCGCGTCCTTCGGGATGTCGAAGTCCAGCCCATAGACCGGATGCGCGCCAACGCCGCAGATGATTCCCGCCCCGCAGTCCGCGATGTCCCAGCGGGAACTGGCGCCATCCCGCAGCACGGTGACGCGGCCAAACTCCGCCTCCTCGCGGGTCAGAGGATGGTGCTGCCAGTCCGGCAGCACGGGATTCTTCCTGCCCGGCGCGATGGGGCAGACCTGATACATCTTGTCAACCAGCTCAACAACCTTGTTCATTCCACGCTCCTCGCCGCATCAAAGCTCTCCGCCACGCCGCTCGCCAAGAGGCGCTTCCGATACTCCATCCGCGCAACGTAGAGCGCGGTCAGCTTGTCATACAGCGACTGCCTTGGCCGCGAGCCGCGTGCAACCGAGGCGATCGTGGACGTGCAGACCCCCGTGGCGGCGGCGATCCCCCGGTAAGACATACCGGTCTCATACATCTCGGTCACCATCTCCTTTCCTGTAAGCATTCAAAGTCTCCTAAGCAACAAAGGCGATTAAAAGAACACACAAGGAGATAATACACTAAAATAAATAAAAGGCAACGATGGCTTTCAATACGCAAAATTTTAACGTATAATTCTTGCTCATTGTTTTCTTTTCATCGTTCAAGGAGCATAGATGACGCCATCTATCGAAGGGCAGATGATCGCCCGCCTGGCACTGCAGCAGGGGCTCTCCTGCTCTCAGCTTGCCAAGAAGGCCGGGGTTGCGCCTTCAACCCTCTACAAGCTGGTAAGCGGAGAGGCGCAGTCCATCCGCGCATCCACCCTGCTTCTCGTCGCGCAAGCGCTCGGCGTTTCGCCTGATGTCGTCCGAGGGGCGGCCGAAGCCCCGGCGCCGCTCCCCGAAGTACCCGCGCCAAGACGGCCCTTCCTGCCTCCGCTCACCGTGACCCCGTCCCCCGAAGGCGGCCTTCCTCCAACGCCCGAAGCGTGGCCAAGGCCGAGGGTGGGCGCGCCGCTCTACAAGCTGCGCGATGTGGCGCGGGCGCTGAAGGGGGAGAAGGTGATGCGGGAGGGGCTCGTGCCGCCACCTCCGTTCGAGGAGTACGAGGGGCTTGAGCTGTCGGCGATCATCGTCCCTGCGGGGTACTCTGAGTCGCTCGGGCTGGAGAACGGAGACGTGGCGTACATCTGCCCCCTGGCTGAAGGGAGCGCCCCGCCGCTCGAGGGGGATGTCGTGCTCGCGGAGCTGGAGGGAAGGCCGCTCCCGCTGCTGCTGAGATGGAGCGGGCAAACCCCGGCGAGCGTCAGGCCGCTCGGCAACGTGATCTGCTTCGCCCGCAGCTGGGTGTAAAAAAAAAAAAAAAAAAACGCCCCGGACGCCGAAGCGCCGGGGCTAATACCTTCGTTAGAAGATAGAGGTTCAGAAAGCTGTCAATGCAGCTTGGCGCGAATGCTCATGCGAGACACCCGCGCCGAGCTGCACTTCCTCCGGCTTTCGCCGGAGCCGCTCGGGCTCGATAGAGCGGTCCTCAAGCACACCCCTAATATACACCCGGCTGAGCCCGAGCGCATACCTCGGCCGCGCCGCGCAGGGCAGCATCGGGTCAGAAAAGAAGCGAAGGGCCGCGGGACAAATCCCGCAAGCCCAGCGCCGGATGGGTAAGCCCCCGTCCCATTTGCATTGGCGCCCGGTGTTTACCGAGCTTCCCCTGGCAAGCTCGACTCGCCGTCTTGCGGACGGGCGCCCCCTGGCTCTGCGCCGCGCTGACTTCGCCTGTACGGCGCGGCGTTTTCATTTCAGGTGCCTAGAAGAGGTCGTCCGTCCCCGCGGGTTCCTTCGCGGAAAGGGCGGGGGCCACTACCTCCGCCTCTCCCATCCGCTTCACGCGGCTTCTCGCCGCCGCGATCTGCTGCGCCATGGACACGTTCACGTCCACGGTCGTCCTTGTTCCATACTTCTCCGGGGCGAGTCTCTCGAGCATGGCCATCGCGGTCTTCACCGCGAGCTGCCTCGCGAGGACGCTGTCGCCGCGCTTGACCGTGGTCGTCACGCCTCCCCTGGAATCGGTCGTCTCGATGGTCTCAACCGCCTCGATGGGGGTGACGGCGATCGCCATCAGGTCATCGGCCATGGCGTCATGGCCTTCGCCTGCGGCGGCCTGCATCTCGTCCGGATATTTCGCTTTCAGATATCTGCTGATCGTCTGGCGGCTCAGGCCGCAGCGGATCGCGAGGGCTCCGAGGGTTCCGCCTTCGGCGAGCCATCGCAGGGCGTACCTCGCGATCTCATCCGTCATCCGGCCTTCGGCCTGCGGGACGGGGCCGCATCTCTCCGCCACGCGATCGAAGAGGGCGTTTCGAATCTCTCTGCGAAGGGGCTTCAAGCTGTTCTTTCTATCCATGTCGCCTACCTCTCGGGGTCGGGGGTCTGCGACCGCGTCCGGCCGGAGACTATCGACCGCACCGTGGGGTACGGCATCTCGAGTATCGAGGCTATCGCCTTGAGGGTCACGCCCTCGGCTGCGAGAGCCCGGATGCCATGGACGGCTGAGTCCGCGTACTTCGTACGGGGATGGCTCTCTCCGATGCGTCTGCCTGCGGAGTTCCGTTCGATGGCGTCTTTCATATGCGTTAACTTACGGTAAAACGAGTCGCTTGTCAATAAGGGTTAACCCTTAAAAGTCGAAAATGAAAAAAATTGAGGCCCGCCGCTCGAGCGGCCACCCCTCCCCTGCAGCGCGAAAAATGGGGCTCCCCGGGGGCCCGCGGACTCCTCGCGTGTACGCGTGCGCACGCGCGTGCCACAATTTTGCTGCGTTGTCAAATGCTATAGCGCAAACAGGGTAGCGACCCGCAGGGCGGCAGGGCGGCAGGGCTCGAGGCGGGGCGGCAGGACGGCAGGGCTCGAGGCGGGGCGGCAGGACGGCAGGGCTCGAGGCGGGGCGGCAGGACGGCCGGGATGAATTATTGATATTTGAAAATATTTATTGCGATTTAAAAATATTTATTAATGTCACTAAATATTTATTAATTGCATTAAATCGCAAAACCGACCGACCGGTCGGCAGGCGTGCGTATGTCCGGACAATTGAGAGGGCGACAGGGATCAGGGATATGTTCGGACAAATCGCCTGGACTCGAGGAGTTGCGCTCTCTCTATAGAGCACCGGGCGCGGATGTACTGCTCGAGCTGCTTATTCCGTATTCCGATTACCCCCCCCCCTTTGAAAACTCTATATATATAGCGGTTTTTTTTCTCTCTCTCTCACGAATGTCTTTTTCTTTTCTCAATGAAAAGAAGGAATAGGAAATAAATGTAATAGAAATACGCAAAAGAAATACGTATTCGTTTCTTGATTTGTGTCAATGTTTTGTCTTGCATTGTCTAAGCGCTCTTGCTTTTTTGTTTTTTGTTGCGTATAGTGTTCATCAAGCGCAAGGCAATGAGCCAAAGCGCAAAAAAAACTCGAATATAAAGGAAATAAGAAAATGACAAAGAAAGACAAAATCGAATTTAGCGTGTTCGTAGTCTTCACTGTCGTGACGGCCGTCCTGCTCGCGGCGCCTGTCATCCTGCACGTCATGTTCTAAAAGAAATAGGAGATAGAGAAATGCAAAACGAAATTTACAACATTGACGGAACTGCCTACACCGCCGGCGCCCCCCTCGCTGATGCGGAATACGCGGCAGAGGCCCTCGCGGCACGGGGTTATACGCGACTGCAAGATGTCGCGCGCCGGATCGAGCGCATGAACCGCAGCACGGCCCTCTGGTCGTCGACCGTGTACGAGACAAAGATCGCGCGGCAGTTCCGCTACGCCGACGACTCGACTCTGTTCGCCCGGCTCCTGGGTGACGGCCGGATTGTCTACTACGTAGACATTTCAGCGTGCTAACCGGAAGGCGGCCTGAACAAGGCCGCCCCTCGAGAAAAAGGCTTTAGCGATAGAGCCTTTTTCTAGAGGTTCAACAAACAGATAGGAGATAGAGATGAATCAGGCTGAAAAGCTGTGCGACTGCTTCGAGGCGCTCGGGATTGAAACGAGCAAGGCGGCCCTTGCTGCCCTGGACTCGATCCGGCATGGGCTGAACAGGCCGGAGGGGCTGACAGCTATAGCGGTTGATAAGCGGGAAGGGCTCTTCGAGCTTTCCTTCCGGGACGGATCCGTCTTCGGCATTCAAATGCCGTATGACGACACAGAGGATGAATTCTCGTATCGCGTGATTTCCTGCGCGGATAGCGAGTGGCCCGGCGAAATTCTGTGAATAACCCGCCCCCAAGGGGGGGGGCTTAGACGATAGAGGATAGGAGAAAAAATGAACACGAATGAAGTCCAGGCCGCGCTTGATGCGGTCATTGCTAATGACTGCATCGAGGCTCGAGTTATCTGCGCGGAAGTGAACAGCCCGCGGGCGCTGAATCGCGCGGTGCAGTACATCCGGTCTGCGCTGTCTGCCACGTGCATCGACTGTGACGATGAACAGGCCGCCGCGGATACCGCGCTCGATCCGCTCGACTGGCGGGTTTTCGCCGAAGAGGGCGGCGCGAATGTGATCGTGAAGGCCTGCCTGACTGCCGGCGGTCCCACGGTTCGACTGGTCTACGACCAGGAGGTCGACACGGTTCGTGTCAGCTACTGCGGCAACGGCATCGAGCTCGAGGTAGCGAGCAGAGAGTGCCCGCTGCTGGACGCCTGCCGTGAGTGGGCGCTAAGCCGGTTCTAACAGCCCATGTTCCTAGGCCGCCACGGCACTCCGTGGATCAAGGAAGAGCTCGACCGCGAGGAACTCGACTCGCTCGAGCACATGACGGAGGTCATGGATCCCGCCCTGCTCGAGCAGGTGCAGGCGGCGCTCCCTGCTGACTGCTCACGAGAGCAGTTCCTGCAGGCCTATCGCGCCGCGCACCTCGAAAAATTCGGGGAGCAGTGGCTGGCCGCCCATGAATAACGCGTAAGCCGGCCCGGGCCGGCGGCCCGCCTGAACAAGGCGGGCCTGCGAGAAAAAGGCTTTTTGATAGAGCCTTTTTCTAGCAGTTTCGAATAACCCGCCCCCAAGGGGGGCTTAGACGATAGAGGAAAGAAAAATGAAAAAGCTGAACAAGAATCTCGCAGTTACCTGCCTCGAGCAGACCGGCGCGGAGCTCATGGTTGAGTTAAATGATGGCCGCGTTCTGCGGCTGAATGAATCTGCTGATGGCCGTGCTGTGCTGGCGTGGCTGTTCGCCAGCGGCAGCGACTATCGCGCGGGCGATGTCGCCCAGGTCGAGCAGGCGCACGTGTTCGAGCGCAACGGCCGCTCTGCGGCTTATTTCCTCGGGCTCGCCCTGTGGAATTTGCAATATGACGGGCGGATCGCATGAACGCGCGCTACATCCTGCGCGAGTGGGTGCTGTGGCCGGCCGCCTGCCTGGCGGCCGCCGCGGCGCTCGGAGTGGCCGCCGCGATCTTTTTCGAGTGGCTGGGGATTTGAAGAAGCGCGCGGCTTGAATATGGCCGCGCGACAGGAGATAGAGAAATGGAAAAGAAAAAGGAAAGCATGGCCGCCCAGGCGGCCGCCCGCCTTGAAGCGCTGAATCTGCAGAGCAAGGGCGCCCTGCTCGATGCTGTGACGCCCGCCCTGCTCGCGGGCGCGGTGTCTGTGGATCCTGCGCTGACTGCGCGGGCTATCCGGGTGAATTTTGAAGACGATTCAACGCTATTCGTTGATTTCATGGACGATGGCCGTCCGTTTTACGTAGCTGTTTGAACAAGCAGGAGGAAAAAATGAAGATGCAAAGGAGGAAGGCGCTGAAGAACGTGCGCCTGCTGAATCCGCGGGCGCGGCAGTCCATCGCCCGCGAGTTCCTCGAGGCGTTCAACGCTATTCCCTACGCGCCGCGCGGCGATCTGCTGGACGGAGAGGCGCTTAGCGGCTGGCAGGCGCGCGCCCAGGCGCGGGCTGTGTCGATCGAGATCGAGGGGCACGAGTCCTACGATCCGGAAATCACGTATGTGTTCGAGGATGGTTCGTGGCTCTTCCTCGCGAATCCCGAGCAGGAGGCGTTCTGCGCCTGGGCGCGGGTGATCCGGGGGGCGGACGAATGAGCCGCCCGGTCTATATCAGGTGCGCGGGCGAGGGCGTGGGCAACAGCAGATACACAGCCTGCGCTCAATGGTCTGCCGTGCTGTCTGAACGAGACGGCCGCGTGGAAAGCGATGGCGGGCTAATCGAGCTGTCACTGACTCGCAGCCGGAAAGTCATAGTGCCGCTGTCCGCGGCGTGGTGGCTCGAGGGCGACCGGCTTCACTGCCGCGCGGTGCTCGGGGATCGCGTGGGCCTCGACCTGCTGACCCCCGCCGCCTGCCACATTGCCGCGCAGGCGGTCAAGGAGATCGCCCCTGTCCTGGACGCGGCCGCCGCTATGGCGCTCGGCCTGCCGCAGGAGCCGGCGGCGGTTGACTGGATGAGCTGGACAGGCGGCGGCGTGGTGAACAAGTCGCGCCGGCAGCCGAGGGCGAGGCTGACAATCTTGCGCGCCTCGGAGCTTTGAGATCCCCGCCCGACCGGGCGGGGGGGGGAACACGCGAGGGCTTTCAGCAGCCGAGAGCCTTCACCTGTTCTTTAAGAAGTTGTCCAGGCGCGCGGCCTGAAAGGGCGGGTTCTTTTGATCCCACCCATCAGGATAAACGGCGTCGTCTACTGCGCGGATCTTGGCGCGGATGCTGTCGCATTCCGCGGCGAGGCTCTTCACTGCGGCGGCGTGCTCCTGAATCTCGTGCGAGAGGGCTTTCACTGTGTCAATCGCGGCGTCCGTGTCGCGCAGGCACTCAGCCATTTTCGCCGCGGATTCTGCGCCCGGCGGCTTCGGGCTGTTGCTGTGTTCAGTCATGGCAACCCCCAAGGACTCGATCCGTTAAGGAGTCTAGCGCAACGGAGCGAAGTTGTGGGGAAACATTCGGAATTTTTTAACGGAAGGAGGAACAGCATGGGAATTGAACAAACACTCGGCGACCTGGTCGCGAGCAATCAGGCATTGCTCGAGTCCAGCAATGCGCTGATCAGGCAGATCTCTGCGCTCGCAGATTACGTGCGCGGCCTGTCCACTAGCACGGCGCCGGCAGCAGAGGGCGCTGTGCGCCTGACGCGCACGGTCGCGGGGCTGAATCGCACCCGCAACATTCCGGCCGAAGAGCCGGCCACGCTGCGGGAGAAGATCCGCGCCCGCACGGCCATGGGGCTGACCAAGCCGGTCGAGCATAGCCGCACGGTCACCCTCGCGGAAGGAGCGCTTCGAGTTGCTCAGCCTGCGCCGGAAAAATCCGGGCCGGAGCCGGCGGCGGCAGAGCCTGAACAAGCCGCGCCCGCGGCCGCGCCGAAGTCCAGTCGCTTCGGCGAGTTCCCCCTGGGCGAGGTGACCGAGGCGATGGCGTCGGATGAGAAGGCCCGCGCCGAGCTGACTCAGAAGCTAATGCCGTGGCTGCGCGGCGCGGTCGCAGCTGACCGCGCCCGGATGCTCGAGATCTTCGGGCGGTACACGGAGATCGACAAGGCGCGCGGCAAGCCCGCCCGCCAGAACCCGGCGGCCTTTACGCCTGCGCAGTTCGTGCAGTTCGTGAACGACTGCCGCGCGGTAGGAGAAGAAGATGGCTCACGCGCTGCTTAGCCCTTCGTCAGCTGTCATCTGGCTGAACTGCGTTGGCGCCCCGTCTTTGTACAGGGACATCCCCAATGCGCCGACTAGGTTCACTGAAGAGGGAACCCGCGCCCACGCCTTGGCTGAACAAGCGGCGATCAACGAGTTCAGCTCGGGCGAAGGCCGGGCGGATCTCGAGGGCGAGGATGAGATGGTCGAGGCCGCCGTTGCCTGGGCGAACGTCCTGCGCAATGTCGCGCGTCCGGATCGCCTTGTGATTGAAGATGATCCTCCGATTCTTTTATGGGGGGCTGAGCGCCGCGTCCCGATCGGCCACATCACAGGCAACCCGGGCGATGCGGGCACCGCGGACTTCTTTGCGGTCGGCGCCAGCCGCGGGCTGTACGTAGCCGACTTCAAGTACGGCCGCGGCGTCCCGGTCGCAGCCAAGGAGAACCCGCAGCTGATGACCTATGCCTCGGGCCTCCTGGAGGATCCGGAGATCCGGAAGTTCTGCACGTGGGTGCGCTTGGTGATCTTTCAGCCGCGCATCTCGAGCGAGCCGCGGGTGTGGGAGACCACGGTTGAGCACATCGATGCGTTCGCCGCCCGGGCGAAGGCTCAGGCGAAGCGGGCGATGGAGCTGGTCAACGGCGCGGCGATGCAGCGGGGGGACCTCTGCCCAGGCGCAGCGCAGTGCCGGTTCTGCCGGGCGAAGGGCGTCTGCCCCGCGCTCAAGGAGAAGGTGAGGGAGGAGACGCGGGCCGACTTCGAGGTGCTCGATCCCGCCCCGGCTGAACAAGCTGCGCCGAGGGAGCTGATCGTGCCGGAGTCCGGCGAGGCGCTCGCCCGGGTTCTCCCGTGGCTCGAGACGATTGAGAAGTGGTGCTCGGGCGTGCGTGAAGCCGCCGCCCGCCGCCTGGAATCAGGCAAGGCCGTGCCGGGGTTCAAGCTCGTTGCCGGAAGGAAGGGCGCGAGGAAGTGGATCGATGGCGCGGAGCAGAGGATCAAGGCGATGCGCCTTCGCAACGAGGTGGTCTACCAGCGAAAGCTGGTCAGCCCCACCGCGATGGAGAAGGCGGCCAAGGCGGGGAAGCTCGGGCCCCGTCAGTGGAAGGCGCTTCAGCCTTTCATTGAGCAGAGCGACAGCGCGCCTGCTGTCGTTCCCGAGTCGGACAGGCGCCCGGCCATCTCGGCCGCCGCGCCCGCCATTGAAGATAAGAGAAACAAGAGTGAGGCCAAGGCTGAACAAGCGGCGGCTTCCATCACAACTAGCTACAAGGTCGATGACCTTTTTTAAAAACCAACCAACTGATAAAGGAAATTTAATCATGGCTTCTAATGTCAAGCTCGTTCTCCGTGAAGTTCGCTGCGTTTATCCCAAGCTCTTCCGCGCCGATGATTTCATGGGCAAGAAGCGCTACTCGATCGGCCTGCTTCTGCCCAACGATTCCGAGGCGCTGAAGCAGCTGAAGGCGGCGATCTCCGCAGCCGCTACCGCCCAGTGGGGCGAGAAGGCGGCTGAGAAGATCAAGTCCTTCCAGGGCTCGCGCCAGCAGTGGTGCCTGCGCGAGACCGATGACGGCTATCAGATCAACGCCAAGCGCTCGGTCGAGCGCGGCGCCCCGGTCGTGGTTGACCAGCATCGCAACGACCTGACGGAGGAGTCCGGCCTGCCCTATGCCGGGTGCTGGGTTAACGCCTCCATCGTGGTCTGCGCCTACAACCGCAACGGCGCGCAGGGCGTGACCTGCTTCCTGAACGGAGTGCAGCTGGTCAAGGAGGACGAGCCGCTCGCGGGCGCGGGCTCTGCCGCCTCCGTCAAGAAGGACTTCGATGACCTGGGCGAGACGGGCGCCGCATCCAGCGATCCGTTCCAGGCTGATGCCGAGAGCGTCTGGTAATCAACGATAGAAGACAAGGGCTCAAGGCCGGGGGCGAAAGCCTCCGGCCATTGGGCAAGGGGTTCGGAATGAAATATCTTTTTGCGGACTTGGAGACCTTCAGCGCCTGCGACATCAAGCGCGGGGCGCATCGCTATGCCGAAGATCCAAGCACCGAGGTTCTGCTCTTCGGCTATGCCGTGGACGAACAGCCCGCCCGCGTGTGGGATGTCACGGCCGCACCCGAGATGCCGGAGGATCTGAAGCTCGCGCTCGCGGAGGTGACGGCGGGCAGAGCCAAGAGCGTGTGGCATAACGGCATGAACTTCGATTCAGTCGTGCTTGACTACCTGGGCATCGTCTCGCTCAAGCCCGAGGATGTCATTGACACGATGGTCATCGCCTACGAGCACGGCCTGCCCGGCTCGCTCGCGGATCTCTCTTCTATATATAGATTGGATGAGGATCACGCCAAGGACTTGGACGGCAAGCGTCTCGTGCAGCTGTTCTGCAAGCCGCGCCCGGAGCACGTGAAGCTGCGCCGCGCCACGCGCGAGACCAATCCGGACGACTGGGCGCGGTTCGTCAACTACTGCAGGCTGGACGTTGAGGCTGAGCGGGCGCTCTTCAAGCTTCTCCCTAAGTTCAACATCAGCCGGAAGGAGCGCGAGCTTCAGGCGCTCGATGCCCGGATCAATAGGCGCGGGATGCTGATGGACATGGAGCTCGCCCGCGCCGCCCTGCGCTACGCCGAAGCGGAGAAGGCGAGGCTTCGCGCCAAGACATCCGAGCTAACGAACGGCGCATTGGACAATGCTGTCCGCACCGAGGCGCTTCGCGCGTACTTGAACGATCGCTTTGGCATGAAGCTTGAGTCCCTTCAGAAGTCCGAGGTTGAGAAGCTGATCGCGGCTGAGGGAATCCCGGAAGAGATGAAGGAGATCCTGCGGCTGCGCCTCACCTCGGCCAAGGCGGCGGTGCGGAAGTTCAAGGCGATCGTGGACTGCACGAACAAGGACGGGCGACTGCGCGGAACGCTGCAGTTCCGCGGCGCGATGCGCACGGGCAGGTTCTCCGGCCGCCTGTTCCAGCCGCAGAACCTGAGTCGTCCGACCATCAAGTCGTGGCAGGAGATCGAGGGGGTGATCGAGCTGGCCAAGCAGGGCACGCTCGAGTGGCTGTACCCTGATGTCTTTGACGCGCTGACCAACTGCCTGCGCGGCGAGATCATCGTGCCGCCCGGCAGAAAGATGGTGGTCGCGGATTACTCGAACATTGAGGGGCGCACCCTTGCGTGGCTTGCTCGGGAGGACTGGAAGATCACGGCGTTTGAGGCATTCGATCGCGGCGAAGGCGCCGACCTGTACAAGCTTACGTACTCGAAGGCGTTCAACGTTCCAGTCGAGGGGGTGACCAAGGCGCAGCGTCAGATGGGCAAGGTGCTCGAGCTCGCGATGGGCTACGGCGGCGGGGCGGGTGCGTTCGTCACCTTCGCCAAGGGCTATGGCATTGACCTTCATGCCATGGCCGATGACGTCATGCCGGTCGTGCCGCAGGATGTGGCAGAGAAGTCTGCGTCCACGTGGGAGTGGGCGAAGGAGAACAAGCGCACGGGCGGGCTTGATCGCCAGGTGTTCATCGCCTGCGACTCGGTCAAGCGGATGTGGCGCAATGCCAACCCGCACATCGTGCGCTTCTGGTTCGAGGCCGAGGACGCCTGCGTCACCGCCATCCACGAGGGGCGGCGCGTGACGTTCTGCAACGGGCGGCTCGCAGCCGAGCGGCGCGGCAACTGGCTGACGATCCAGCTCCCCTCGGGCAGGTGCATCTGCTACCCCTCGCCCAAGGCGGGCGAGCTGGGCGAAGGCACGGGCGGCTTCGTCTACTACGGCGTGAATCAGTTCACCCGCAAGTGGGAGAAGATCGGCACTTACGCCGGAAAGATCGTGGAGAACATCACGCAGGCCACGGCCGCGGACATTCTCTGCGAAGCCTTGCCCCGCCTTGAGGCGGCGGGCTACCTGCCAATCCTCACGATTCACGATGAGGTGCTGACCGAGGCGCCGGATGCCGAGGCCTACAACCACAAGGCCATGGAATCCCTGATGTGCGAGCTGCCCAAGTGGGCGGCCGGCCTGCCGCTCGCAGCCGCCGGATTCGAAGGCTGCCGCTACAGGAAGGATTGACATGACGCCGGAAGGAAAAGTTGTAAAGGACATCAAGCTCGCCATGAAGGAGCTTGGCTACGCGGTGCGCAAGTGCGTGTGGGTTGGCCACTCGGGCGCCCCGGATCTGTTCATCATGTCTACGCCGCAGGCGGCTGGGGAGTTCTGCAATCACTTGTGGGTTGAGGTCAAGGCGCCGGGCAAGAAGCCCACGGCGCATCAGCTCAGGGAGCATGACGCCATGCGCAAGGCGGGGTGCCGGGTGATCGTGGCAGACAACGTGCTGGACGTGATCCGCGAGGTCATCTGCGATCAGCCGCGCACTCGCGAGTGGGCGGTGCTTGCTCATTGGGCGGCGGTGCTGGACAAGAGGAGGAAGGCATGAGTTCTGAATTCACGCCCCGCCCCTATCAGAAGATCATCATCGACCACATGCTCTCGCACAAGCGGTGCTGCGTGTGGGCGGGCATGGGCATGGGCAAGACCGTTTCAACGCTGACCGCGCTGAGCCGGATGCTCGGGGCGGGGGAGCAAGGCCCCGCCCTCGTGGTCGCCCCCCTCCGGGTGGCGCAGTCCACCTGGCCGGACGAGGTGTGCAAGTGGAAGCACCTCACCCGCCTGCGCGTGTCGGTTGTCTGCGGCAATGCCAAGGCCAAGCGTCTCGCTCTTGATCAAAAGGCAGACGTGTACTGCACGAATTTCGAACAGCTTCCGTGGCTGGTTGACCTGTTCGGAAAGCGGTGGCCTTTCAGGATTGTCGTGGTTGACGAGGCGACGCGGCTCAAGGGCTTCCGCTTGCGCGGCGGCTCTCAGCGGGCGAAGGCGCTCGCACGAGTCTACTCTCTCACCGACAGGTTCATCGAGCTCACGGGCACCCCCGCCCCAAACGGGCTCATTGATCTGTGGGGGCAGATGTGGTTCGTGGATCAAGGCGAGCGCCTCGGAGAATCCATGAGCATTTACGAGACCCGGTACTTCACGCCTGTCCGCACGGGCGGCGAGGCCTACATGGTGAAGTGGATTCCGCAGCCGGGATCGGGCGAGGTGATCAAGAAGCGCGTGTCGGACGTGACTGTGACGGTCAACGCCGAGGACTGGTTCAGCATCGAGCAGCCGATCTTCGTTCGGCGCGAGGTGGACATGGGAGTCAAGGCCACGGCGTTCTACCACAGGCTCGAAGAGGATCTCTTCGCCGCGCTGGGCAACGGCGTGGAGGTGGAGGCGGTCAACGCACAGGCGCGGCTGGGCAAGTGCCTGCAGGTTGCAAGCGGCGCGATCTACTTCGAGGGCGGCGAGGATCTTCCGGCCAAGGAGGGCGGCGAGGTGGGCGGCATGAAATACGCCATCCTGCACGATGCCAAGATCGAGGCGCTTCGCTCCGTGGTTGAGGAGGCCAACGGCTCTCCGGTTCTCGTGGCCTATCAGTTCAGGCACGAGGCCGACCGGATCCTGAAGGCGTTCAAGGGCGCGAGGGTTCTTGACAAAGATCCGCAGACCATCCGCGACTGGAACGCCGGGAAGATCCCCATCCTCCTCGCGCACCCCGCCTCGTGCGGGCACGGGCTGAACCTGCAGGATGGCGGCAACATCCTGTGCTTCTTCAGCCAAGGATGGAACTTCGAGCACTACGCGCAGATCATCGAGCGCATCGGCCCGACTCGCCAGGCGCAGTCAGGCCACCCCCGCCCGGTGTTCATCTATTCGATCGTGGCGAAGGACACTGTGGAGGCCGCAGTCGAGGCGGCATTGAGAAACAAGGGAAGCGTCCTGGACGCATTGCTGGAGAAGAGAAGATGACGAATGATGGCTATCAGTTGAATCGATCCGCGCTCAAGGCGCTCGCGTGCTTCCTGCCGTGGGAGGAGTTTGACCGCGTTGCCGGGATGGTATTTGATCAGCCGGAGTTCTCCGCTGAGAATGCGGACGGAAGGACAACGCTGCGCGGGACGCGGTGGTTCACCCCCTCGAAGCGCTACCGCCCGGGCGAGTGGAACCTTGATTCGCGCGTGAGGCCGCCCCGATCCGGCACGTATTTGATCAGGGCTCCACGCCGGTCAGGCGGCTACCAGTATGACTTGAGCGAATGGTCTCCGCTCTCCGGCTGGAGCCCGTTCAAGTGCGGGCGGCTTTCCGCGGGCAGTGCCTTTGAGTACCAGGAGATCGAGTGATGTCCATTGATCCGTTGGAAACGCAGGGACGGAGCAGGTGGCTCGCAACGCCGAAGACCTCGCGCAACCGCTTCGTGCTTTGCGGCGTGGCGAGGGAGGATCAGGCTTGGGTTCGGGTGCTGATCTGCCTCGCGCTCGCCGGAGACCGCCGGGCGGGGGCGGCGGTGCGGCGGCTGTTCGTCAAGCGCAACGGCAAGTTCCACGTCCGCGCCGCCGTTCAGCGGCGGGCGGTTCCGGTTGCGCTTGAGCTGTTCATAGGGAGAAGACCATGATGGAGATGCTGGACACTAGCGGCGTGTGCGCCTTCTTCGGGATCAGCCGCAACACGGTCACCGCCTGGGTGCGGCAGGGCAAGCTGCCCGCCCCGCTGCATAGGGGCCGGAGCGGGAACGTGTGGTTCAAGTCCTCCATCGAGAAGGCGGCTGAGTTCATGCGTGATGATCTCGAGAAGAATCTGACATTCTTCAAGCGGCGCAGATAGCGTCAGCCCACTGCTGAAGCGCGAGCCGCCTCCTCTCGAGGAGATCGTCTCTGAAATATGCCTGAGTCGTCTGGCTTCCCCAGACGTGGCTCAGGCATTTTTCTGCCACGGCGTGATCCACCCCGCTTCTCGCCGCCCAGTCCCTGAATGCTGAGCGCACTCCGTGGAGCGTCACCTTGCGATGCAGGATCTCGCACATCTTCAGCCGCACCGTGTCAATCGAAAGCGGTGATCCTCCGGAGGCTGTGAAGGCGCAGCGCCCCGGCGCCGCCTGGCGGATCGCCTCGAGCGCAAGGCTCGAGAGCGGAACGCGGAAGTCCCCCGACCCCGCCACCTTCATTCTCGCGCCCGGCACAGTCCATACTCCGTCCTTGATTTCGTCCAAGCTCATCAGTCGCGCCTCCGTGTTGCGCACGACAGTGGCGGCGGTGAAGAGGAACAGACCGCTCGCGGGCGAGGGATGTTCGAGGCAGTAGCGCACGAGCATCCGCATCTCTTCCATGGTCGGCGCTTCTTGATGCGTGACGCGGGTCACGCGGGCGGGGGCGGGGAGCAGGAGCGCGAGGTTGCCCCGCCACGTTGCGGGATTCGCGCCCGATCTCAGCCCCTTCACCGCGCACCAGTCAAGCACCGCCTCGAGGCGGGAGCGCAGGCGCTTCGCCGTCTCGGTCTTCGTCAGCCACAGCGGTTTCAGCACTGCGAGGATGTCGTCCGTGGTGATGCTCGCCACCTCCTTGTCGGCAAGCCTCGGCAAGGCGTAGTCATCCAGCGATTGCCGCCACTGCGCTTCGCTCCTCGTGTTCTTCCACCGCTTGACCGCCGCGATGTCGGCCATGGCTTGCGGCAGCGCGAGGGCGAAGGTCAGCCCCTCCGGCTTGTCCTCCTCTCCCTCGAACGCCCTGAGCGCGGCGAGCTGCGCCTGTGTCGCGGTCATGCGATCCGCTCTTCCAAGGCTCTTGTCTCTGCGCTTGCCATCGATGTAGCCCCGCGCCACGTAGTAGTCGATGCCCTTGACTGTCTTGATCTTGAGGATGGGCTTCATGCTGTTTCCCCCAAACGTCTGTCTGCTGTCTTCAAGTGGGGAAAAGTTTCCCCAACAGCCTGTGATTCTATGGACTTCGAGGTGCGAATGCCAGCGGGCTTTGTGCTTTGCCGTGCAACGGTGTGCCACGCAAGGACGGATGCAAGTCCTTGCAAGCATTGAACTTATTCAAAAGATGCAGATAAAACAAAGGCTACCAAGAGGTAGCCTTTGGAAGTGGATGGCGGAGAAGGAGGGATTCGAAGGGCGCAGCCATAGCAATGCCCGCCTCGTTTCCCCAAAAAGTTTCCCCAAAGATTTCCCCAGCAAATTGTAACAAGCCGGGTATAATCAATGCAGAGCACCGAGAGTGCCGCCCGTGCCGCGTGTCCCGCGCACGGGCTTTTCATTTCACGGCTTCTGCGAGGGCATCGTGCTGGCGGGCGCTGCGCTCAAAGAGTCGGCCGCACTCTGAACCAGCGTCAGCCATTTGCTGTACCACGCTCTCCAGCTTGGCAACTCGGGCTCTAAGAGCGTCTGCGGTATCGTCCTTTCCTTCGGTGCGATCGCCGGTTGCTGCGAGGCGCAGCCTTGCACGAGCGCGGTCAAGCTCAGAGCTAAGACGATCGTACTCAGCCTGGGCCACATTGATTGTGTTTGTTGCATTTGACAATCCCTCTGCGGTCTTCGCCTTCGCAGCGGCGAGAGCTTCGGCGTCTGCCTTCTTGATCTCCGCGATCTCCTCCTCGTAGTGCGTTGCCGTGAGCACGCACCCCGTGGCGAAGGGCAGCACCATAAAGCAGAGAACCATGCCTGCAGTAGCTAGCGTGTCCCTCCATGTCCAGCTCATTCGAGACCCATCCTCTTGCGAATGAAGGCGAACGCCCAGCCGACCCCTTCCTTTCCGGCAAAGCCGCCAAGGCCTGCGAGCGCCCCGCACATTTCGGTGGACAGCCCGTAGGAATCTCCGGCAAGAGAAATCAGGAAGCCAATGAATCCGGACAAAAGAACGGCAGAGCCGAACTCCTTCCAGCTGAAGTAGCGGCCCCGCTCAGTCGAGTTGATGTACATGAGCGCTTGCGCCATGGATGCCACCCCCGCGCAGAAAATAAATGGAACAATGCCGTGCTGCTCTTGCATGAAGACGCCCTCTGTTTGTGTAGATGATTGTGGCCGCCGAGAGCGCCTTCATGTGTCTTACGGCTTGCTCGCCCGCATCGCGACCTCGATGGCGCACCACGCCTTCTCGAGCGTCCGCACCTCCTCGCAGGTGAGAGTTCCCCTGTCTCGCCCGTTGTCGCAGACCTTGTCTATCTTGTCGAGCAGTCGCTCGATCGTCTGCTCGCATCGGGCGTGAAGCAATGCGCTGTCCATGATCATTCTCCGTGTCGATTCATGATGTCCCGGAGCGCATCAAGATCCGCCCGGTCGGGCTTGTATCCGAAGGGGAGGATGACCGGGTGCGCCTCGAGGTTCTTGCTAGCCTCCTCGAAGAGCAAGTCCGCATCGATGCGGTTCTGATCATCCACGACTCCGAGCGCCTTGAGCGCATCGAGATGCCGGGACAGCATCGCCGGGGCTTGCCTTGCGAACAGGCCTGCGCCAACGCCGACCGTGAACGGGAGCAGGCCGCCCTGCCTTTCCGCAGCGGGGATGAGAACCTGTTGAGTGAACTCGAGGATGACGGCTGGCACGTTGCCGATCGGCGTCTTCATGCTCAGCTCCTCTGAACGTCAATCGTTCCCGTGACCGGCTGGGTTGCCGGGGCTTGGTTGGTCGGAGCCGTCCACGAGTTCCACCGCTCCATGACCTCCGGGCAGATGGCGGTGCGCGGAATCACCGTGCGGGTGATGCCCGCAACGGTGTTCTGCAGGGCGGCGATCGCCGCGCTGTTCTGATTGATGCCGCAGGTGGCGGCCGCAGCCACGGCGTCAATCTTCGCATTCGCCTGGCAGCAGCACTGGTCGATCTTTGCGCTGAGTTCAGACCGCACCAGCTTCTCACGGAGATCCGCGATCTCAGAGTTTTTCGCGACCTGCGTTTCAAGAACGGCAACTCGAGTGCGATTGTTCGCGGACTCATCGGCGAGCGGCTTGATGAATGCGTACATCTCATCACGCAGGCGGCGGTTGTCCGTGAGGCTCTGGCCGTAAACCTCCTTGCCGATCTTGTCCGAGTAATTTTCGGACTTCAGCATGGCATTCTCCGAGAGCAGGGCAGACTGCGTGTTGACGCCGTTGCCTCCGAAGAGGCCGCCCAGGATTCCGCCGTTCCCGTTGCCGTTGTTGAGAGCCATGAGACCCGCGAGAGATGTGCCGATGATGCCGGTCGTCAGACCAGCCTTTGCAACGCCGGAAGAGAATTCACCCATGACAGGCTCCTTGTTCAGGAAGCTCGAGGCTTTGCCTTTGCGCTCGGCTGGCGCGGGGTGTCAGGCTCACGGGCCCTGGCGATGGCCGCGAGCGTCTTGCATCGCGGGCACCGGATGAAGAACTCGCCCGCCGTGCGCGGCGAGACATCGAAGAGACGCTTGCCGCACTGGGGGCACCGGATCTGAATGCGCTCCATGCAACCCTCCGTTTTTCTTACTTAAAGTTTTGCTCGGAGCAGCGCGTCATGTATCACCGGATTCCATCTCCTCGATGCGGCGATCAATGGCATCGAGCGCCACGCGCAGGTGCGCCAGCCGTTCTTTGATTTCTTCAGTGCGCATGGCGGCGGCGATCTCCAGCACAACATCGGAGGAGTCGAGATCAAGGTAGAAGCAGCGAAGGTCGGCGGCGAAGCGATCGGCAAGCCGGGCCGTGGAGTCGCTGATCAGCCTGCCCGCGGAGGGGAAGGTGAGCAGATAGCAGACATACCATCGGGCTTTCTCAAGGTCTTCCGCCGGGCGTCCCTTGAACTGGTGGCGCAGCACGTACTTCAAGGCGTTGCCCGAGCTGAAGTCAAAGCGCGAGGTCAGCTCAATCACCTCGTGGCGGTAGTGCGCAGCATAGTGCGCGGGGTGGTCTACGCTATCAGGAAAGGAACATTGACTTCTCATCCTCTCTCCTCCGCACGAGGCCGGGCAGCTCCTTGCCGCCCGCCCGCGTCCATCGCTTGAATTCATACGCCGCATTGACCGGCTTGCCCGCGTTGAGCAGCTTGATCAGCGTGGACCGCTCGAGAGCGGAGACGCCGCAGTTGTACGCGAAGTCCATCAGTGCAACGAACTGCCCGTGCGTCACGGGGACGCGGATGAAGCAGGCCGCCTCGTCCTGAATCCGGTCAAGCTCCTTGCGCAGAAGGGCGTCAGCCTCTGCCTGCGTGATGGTGATGTTGCGGATGACAGGGTTGCCCGAGGCGAGGCGGGTGGATCCGTAGCCGATAGTCCACACGCCCGCCGGGCACCGGTACGAGGTCAGCTCGCACCCCTCGTGCTTCTTGACAAACGGGATCGCGTCCGCGGCATCCCACCCGTTGAACTTCCTGCTCTCTGTCATTGGATCTCCTCAATCGCGGTCTTCATCCGGGCGCCAAGCCACCGGATGACGGGCACCGCCCACGAGTTCCCGACCGCTGCGTAGCGGTGGGTGTCCGGACAGTTCTCCGCGGAGCGGCCGCGAAAGGCGATCCGCGTGTAGTTGTCGGGGAATCCCTGCAGCCGCTCGCACTCCACCGGGGTCAGCTTGCGGACGCCCAGCCACTCGTTCGGCGGAGGCGCCTGCTCCACGATCGCCGCCGCCTGACCCCGGGAGTCCGGGCGCAGGCAGTGCGTTGTCAGCGTGGACGCCGTGGCCGCCGGTTCGTAGCTCGAGATGTCGAATTCGCCAACGAAGGCGCGGCTTCGCCGCTCGATGACTGCGCAGGAGGCGCCCTGCGCCCGACCGGCGTTCGCGCCGTCCGTGGTCAGCGTGGGGCAGTTCTCCCGAAGGAAGAAATTCGAGTCGGAGTTTCGCCCGCCTACGGGCACTCGCGCGCGATAGTCTGTTCCAGCGCGGCCCGGAGCAAGGGGGGCAACGGCTTCGGGTTTCGTTCCGCGCGGCGCAGAATCCCCGCGCAGGCGCGAGCGCTCAAAAAGTATTTCGGCGGGATCGGCCCCCCCTCGAGCGCTTGCGACAACAAAGACGCGCTTGCGGCGTTGGGCGAGTCCGAAGTGTTGAGCGTCAAGGACTCGCCAAGCAACTCGCCGTCTCGGCCCTTCAACAGCACCAGCCGCGGGGAAGCGTCCCACTTCGGGGACGATGGGTTCATCACATCCTGCCAATGCACCAAGGAAGCACCCGAAGGCGTTGTCTCCTGTGCGCAAGACCCCGGGCACGTTCTCCCAGAAGCAGACGGCTGGCTGTTGTCCATTGGCTTTTCTCCTGTCATCGATTGCATTGAAGATCTGCACGAAGCAGAGCGAGAGGCGTCCGCGCGGATCCGAGAGCGACCCCCGCTGCCCCGCCATCGAGAACGCCTGGCAGGGCGTCCCGCCGCAGAGGATGTCCGGCGCCTCAACCTCGCCCGAGGCGATGCGCTCGGGCAGCGCGGTCATGTCGCCGAGGTTGGGAATGTCCGGGTACTTCTGCTCGAGGAGATCGCAGGGGAACTGCTCGATCTCAGAGAACCATGCCGCCTGGAATCCGATGGGGTTCCAAGCCACGCTCGCCGCCTCGATGCCCGAGCAGACTGAGCCGAATCTGATCATGCCGCTTCTCCATGAAATTCACTTCGTGGAGACCAAGCTTGCTAGCGAAGAGCGGGGTCATGTGTTTGGAAAATCATTTTCACCACTTGACGAAAATGATTCGAGTGTGGTAATCACGCCGGTGAAACCGCCCACGCGAACAGCCGGACGAGTGCGGCGATGGCAAGGATCGCGCCGGTGGCGCCAATGAGCGCAAGCCACAAGACCAATGCGAAGTAGCCGATGCGGTCTAGAAGAGCATCGTTGATTGTGATCTCGATCAAGCTTCCTTCGTTTCGGGCATCAGTCATTCTTCTCCTCCTTCGCTTCCTCGTACGGCACGGTCCACAATTTCGTCTGCGCATCGCCCGCGAGCCGCAGAGCTTCAGCTAGCTGTTTCACTGTCGGCTCAGCGATGCTGTTGTCAGCGAGCACCCACGTGCGTTTCTCTGTGCTGAGATCAGCACCGAGGGCGACTGCCGCGGCGATCGTGCGGCTCATGCGGGATTGAGACTCCTCGTCAGCATCGAACGTCATGCTATCGACCGTGACAACGAGTTTGCTGACAGCAGTAGCGCGTTCTGATTTCGCCTCCGCGAGCTCCTGCGCGGCCTGCTCCTCGGGCGTGGGCTCGGGGATTTTCTCAACGTGGAGCGAGAGATCATCCGGGTCTTGTGTCAATCGATAGCCAGATGAATTCTCTGTGAATTTGCGGAACAGAGCGCGAAGCTCATTGACGCGGGCGGTCTGCGATTCGTGCGGCAGCCTGCCGATCGCGGCGCAGTCTGCCGCGCTCGCTGGCTTCGGCTCGGCTACGAATTTCGAGCCGTCCCATTTGTAGAAATTGCCATCCCTGCTCGGATCCGAGCACGGAGCTTCAGCCCGCACTGCGTTGCGCGGGAGCAACGGCTCGCCTGTTCGCGGGTCGTCCATGACGCTGACAAGGCCGCAGAAATAGTCGTCGGCATCGATGCGGGGGAGCGTGTAGATTTGCATGATGATCAGCTCCTAGTATTTGATTAGAAAGAGAACAGCGGCCGCGGCAGGCTGGACGGTCGTGGATGCGCCGTAGGTGGCATTGTGCCGCCCGGCAGAAAAACTCAGGTCGTAGCCATAGCGCGCGTCTCCGTTGCTGTTTTTCGAATCGCCAGTCTTGTCTACAACGCCCCACTCAAGAGCCCCCGCGTGCTGTGCAACTGGGGACGATCTGGAATCTGACGTGATGAAATTCACGTAACCCCAGATTTCGGGCAATCCTGCTGAAAAATATTTCCCTATCGGCAAACTCGAAACATTTTTCTGCACGGCGACGCCGTCTGCGCTCTGAGACGAGACCTTCTGCCCGCCGCCTTCGAGAAATCTTTCAAACAGATCAGGCAGATAGAACGTATCATCGCTAGCTGTCGAACCGGAAGGCAACCACGTGTTGCCAATCGCAGAAAACAATTCTGCGTATGTGGTTTTCGCGACCTGCGCCCCGTTGCAGATGAGAAATCCATCCGGCGCAGTTGTGCCCGCATACGAGATGATCGTCCCGACCGGCACGCCGGACAGCGTGTCAGGCAACAGGCCCGGGTTCAATTTGTCGCCCGCGCCGTTGTTCGTAAATAGCTTTTTCAAAAGGGCAGGAAAGCTCATGCTGTTCTCCTCCACATGAACACAACGTAGGCGGGCGGCTGGACGGTCGAGCTGTTGCCGTAGATGCTGTTGTAGCGCGATGCGGTGAATCTGAGATTCACTGGCAATTTCGCCCCGGACGACAACGCGGCAGGGATGTTCGCAGTGTCGCCATCGTTTGAGAAAACGCCTGTCGAGTCCTGCCACGCCGTTGCACCTGCTGCGCCGGTTGAGCCGGTCAGGTCAGGCAACCCCGCCTCGATCGTGTCGCCGCCCGAGTGCGCCGCGTCCGCGCCCCAGAGAACGCGACCCTGCGCGATGCGCTCCCACGTGCCGCCGAAGAGCGTTGCAGGATCCGTTGAGACAACAGAGCAGTAGATGCTCCCGACCGGGTGCGCTGACAGCAACGCTGTTTTCACAGCGTCAGCGATGGCCGCCTTCACGATTCTGTTCTGCACCGCGTTCGTGCTCGTGTCGCTCAGCACGCTGTCAATCGCGTAGCTCGGCGTGATCGCCGCCGCGCCTGCGCTCACGAATTTGATCAGCGTGACCTCGGTGCCGACCGGCAGAGCGTCAGCGAACTGCACAGTGTCGCCGCCCGTGATGCCGTAGCTCTCGCCCTCAACAGCTAGAACAGAGTCAACGAACACGAGCACGTGACTCACGTTGCCGACCGCGAAGCTCTGCGGAGAGCTCGCGTCATCAATGACGTGCGATTCCTGCTCAACGACAGCCTCGGTTATTCTGCTGAGCCGGTCGGCCTGTGCGTCAGCCGCCGCCTTGATCTGCTCGGCCGCGCTCTTGCTCGAGGCATCGGCCTGCGACTCCACCGCCGAGACGCCCGCGTCCTTCGCGTCCGAGATCTCCTGCTTCGCCCCGGCCACCGTGGCCGCCGCCTCCTTGGCTGATGCCGCGGAGGCCGATGCGCTCGAGGCCGACTCGCTCGCGCTGTTGACTGAGGCCGATGCGCTCGCAGCCGATGCCGTGGCGCTCCCCGCCGCCGCGCTCTCGCTCGCCTTCGCCGCCGCCTCGGACTTCGCCGCCTCGGCTGCCGATGCGCCCGCCGCGTCAGCGTAGGACTTGGCAACGGTGTAGGCGGTGTCGGCGGCAGAGAGGAGCTTGTTCTTCAGCTCGAGAGGGGTCATCGTGTCCGTTGCGCTCGTCACGACCGCGCGGGACAGGCCTTCCTTCAGCTGCTGGATCTGCGCCTCCGTGCGGTCGGCGTTGCCGTTCAGCGTCCGGGGATCAAAGCCATCGTGCGTGGTCAGCTCCATCGTCTGCGTGTAGGCCACGCTGGACAGGATCGCCACGGTGGCCCCCGCCGCCGGGGCGGCGGTCATCCGCACAGACCCGCCGGGCGCACCTGCCTGATCGGCGCTCAGGGTAACGGAATAGCTGGCGGCGGGGGCTTGCGCCTCCTCGCCCCCCTCCTCCTTCAAATAGACGGAGATGTCCGCCTCGGGGTCGAAGACGACAAAAGAGAACGGGAAGACAGTCTGCTTCCCGTTCCCCACGTAAGTCACTCTTCGCTCAGTGTCTTCAATCGCCATGGCTTGGCCTCAAAATCGATTGCCTTGATTCTGAAGCCAAGCCGCCGGATCATGTGTCACTTGGCCGGTGCGCCAAGGAGCAGCGCAACCGCGCTCACATCGCTGTCCTTCTCCATGGCGTTGAAGCCGCTGATCGCCCTGTTGATCGGCACGGCGGGGATGAGGCCGGTGCCGAGGCTCGTGACATTCACCATCGCCTTGAGAAGCCCCTCGTCCATCTCGCCCTGCTCGAGCTGCTTGGCAAGGCGCCACACGTCCGTGATCGCCCGCAAGCCCGCCGGACCCTGATACGGAGAGACCTGCTCGCCGACCAGCAGAGAGCCGACATCCGCGAACTCCCGGGTGATGACAAACATATTCAGGCCGAAGTTGGGGATCGAGCCAACGGCCTTCCACGCCGTCTTCTCGAGCCAGTCATCGCCATCGTCATCGCCCGCGCCGCCGATGGCCGCCTTCAGCCCCTCGCGAACGAAGGTCTCGATCACCGGCTGGAAGCCCATCATGAGCGTCATGTTCCACAGCCACTTCATCGTGGAATCCGTGCTGCGGGACGTGGCGGCGATGTTGTAGGCCGCGTTGAAGAACGTGTAGAAGGTCGTGAAGACCTTGGCGAACCCGCCCATGCGCTCGATGCGGGAGAGGTCGGACGTGCGGCCCGAGCCCTGCGCCTCGATGGTGAGCCGGTCAGCCATGGCCACGGCCTCATCCTGCGGCTTGCCCTCAGCGAGCGCCTTGTGATACGCCCCGAGCCAAGTCGGAATGTCGACAAGCGCCTGCATCGCCACGATCGGGACGTAGGCCGCCCGCATCACCTTGTCGCGGGCGCGGCCGTACTTTCCAGAGGAGCGCAGCTGGATCTCGGCCAGCTCGCGGAAGCGGGTGCGAGCGCGGGCGGCCATCATGGGCGACATCTCCTCCACCATCCGCTTCATGGCGAACGGGTTCTCCATGAACTTGCTTACGCCGGAAAGCGTCCACTGGCCGCCAAGCACGGCGACCGACTGCAGGATGCCGATCGGCTGGATCGCGGCAGTGATGAGGTTGAAGCCAATGCCCGCGAAGGAGACGTTCCTCGAGACGATGCTCGCGAAGTCATCGCCCATGGCGATGCTCTTGCCGTCATCGCGGATGTCCTTCAGCCATTGATTGATCGCATCCTCGGCCTCCGCGCCCCAGTAGCGGCGAATGGCCGTGGCGAGCGCCCCGTCCCGCTGCATGAGCTTGCTCGTGTTGTTGAGGAACTCGCGCCAGCACAAATCGTGGATCTCGTTCGCAAGGCCCGCGAGGCCCGCATCCATCGTCAGCTCGATGGGGTCGCCGACCGCCTGCGCCGAGCGCTCCATTGTGTGGCCGTGCCGCGTCTGCATCGAGCCGTAGGCGGCGGCCATGCCCTGCTTGGCGAAGTCGATGTCCTCATACCGCCCCATCTTCGCGGACAGCTCCCGGTCGTACTTGACCGGGTAGTAGCCGCCCTTCATGGTCTTCATCACTACAGAGCCGTCCGGCTTGCGCACAGGGATCGTGATCGAGGACGCCACCTCCTCCTTCGGAGCGCGGTTGCCCTCGCGCTCCTCGAGCGCAACCACCTCCTCCCACAGGGAGCCGACCGTGTCAAGCACTTTCTGGATATTGTCAATGTCCTCCTCGGTCAGCACTCTGCCCGCCACGTCAAGGAGCGCGGCAAGCGACCACTGTTTCTTCGCCCCGCTCTCGTCCGCGACCGTCCAGTCGTACTTGTCCGAGCCGGCGATCAGCCGCTCGCGGCCGCTCTCCGTGCCGCAGTTCAGGATGGCCGCCACGATCTGCCGCTTCGTGAGGGATGCCCCAAGCTCGGGGTAGAAGACCTTGGCCGAGCCCGACATGACCGAGCGCAGCTTGGACATCGCCTGATCGAAGGGCACCACGACCTCGTGCGTGAGCGCCTCTTTCTTCGTGGCGCAGGCGTCAGCCCACTTCGTGATCGTCTCATAGAGGATGCCGTGCCCGCCCTCCATTGCGGCGAGGAGCGACTGGACGCGGCGATGCATCATATCGAAGAACCGGATCTTCCCGAAGAGCGTCTTCTTCCAGTTGTTGTCCTCCTTGCCCAGCTCGATCGGCCCCTTGCCCCTTGCCTTGGCGTGATCGATGATCGCCTTCGCCGCCTGCTCCTGCACGGCCTCGAGGGAGACCCGCTCGCCATTCAGGACGGCGGTGCGGGCGTCGCGCCCCAGGGTGGCGAGGTGCCGCAGGAAGCCCGCCACCTCAAGCGCCTCATCCACCGTGAGGTCGCCGAACCCGCGCGCCTTGCCCCGCCGGATGGCGTTGAAGACATCGGCTACCGCAGGCGGCATATCCGGGGTCGGCAGGCCCCGAGTTGCCGCCTGCGCCTGAAACTCCGTGTAGTCCGGGACGCGGTCGTTGGCCGTATAGGCCTTGCCGCCCAGCTGCGCCACGAAGAACTCGAGCTGGATCTTGAAATCCCGGTCGAGCGTCTTGGAGTCGCGCTCCTTCTGCACGCGCTTCCACGCGCGCTCGATCGCATCGCGGGTCTTCTCCGCAACAATCGCATAGGCGGTCTGATAGAGCTGCTGGCGCTTGATGCCCGCCGCCTTGGCCGTGTCGCGCTCCCTGCCGCGCAGGGCCATCAAGGCCTGCCGCCCGAGCGCGGCCGCCTTGGCGCGGGCGTTCGCCGCGCTCACCTCGCGCCACTTCTGCCCGCCCATGACCGTGCGGGCCACGCGCTGGAACATCGCCGCCGAGACGCGCGAGCCTCCCGTGCTCCCCTCGAGGTAGGAGATCTCGAGTGCGAGCATCCTCGCTGCGCTCGGGTTGAAGATCGCTGCGTCTGCCGCCTTCTGAATCGCCTCCTCATCGTTGAGGTCGGCGTGCTCCGCGATCATGCGGTTGTCCACGCGTGCTTCGAGCACCTTGCTCATCTCATCGCAGGTCGTGAGGACGTTGACTAATTCAGCGAGCGATGTGAAGCCCTCGCTCTGCGCGAAGGCCTCTCCGGGCACGGAGTTCTTGGTGCGGATGCGCGAGGACAGCCCGCGGGCGAAGAGCTTGTCCCGCTTCGCCTTGGGGTAGTGAAGATCAACAAGCTCCCCCTCGAGGAGCTTCGGCGCGAACTTCGAGCCGTCCTCGCGGATCATGCCATCGTGAAGCAGCGCGTACGTGGCGTAGGGCTTCTCCTTCAAGAGCTTCTTCAGCTCCTCCTTGGCGTACTGGGCGCGGAGCTTCTTCGCCTCGCCGTGGAGCTTCTTCACGATGCCATCATGCAGGCGGCGGATGTAGCACATGGATCGGAAGCCCTTGGCGCGGAGAATCTCCTCGGCCTCAGCCTGACTCTCCGCGAAGTACTTCTGGATCTGCGCGAAGAGCGCCGCCTCCTTCTCTGACTGCACGGAGTCCGGATCGCCGCCAGCGCGGGATGCGCGAAGCTCGTCCGCGAGGGAGTAGAGCCCCCGCAGCGTCCGGGCGGCCTGCTCCTGCTCCTGCGCAACGAAGAGCCCATCGAACAGCGCGCGGACTTCATCGCTCATCTCGGCTTCGGGGATCGCGCTGATCGCGCCATAGATCCGCTTCAGCCACGAGGTGAACTGCCGGAACACCGTGCGGAGCGTCACGGTCGGGGCGTTGCCCTCCGCAAGATACGCCTCGTAGGTGCGGGCGAACTTCTCGTGCATGGGCCTCTGCTGCTCGGGGGTGAGCTTGTTGAATGCATTGAGATCCTTCGCGCCAAGCCACTGAACGGTCTTCTGCGCAAGGTCTACGAGCCTCTGCTGCCCCGCCGTGAGGTTGCCTTGCTTCATCAGCTGGGTCGCGAGCTTCAGCCGCAGATCGAGGAACATATGCCCGGTCTCGTGCAGGAAGGTGGACTGGTTGGCGCTCGCCCACCGGATGACCACTCGAAGCCCCCGGATGTAAGAGCCGTTGACACCCGCGTTGTTGGAGGAAGCTTGATTCAGATCAATCTTCGGCGCATCTTTTCCGCGAAGCTTCTGCTTTGCTCCTCTCTTCTTCGCAAGCTTCCGCGCCATCTTGGCGGCCTTGCGCTCCGCCTTCGTCATCGGGCGGGATGGCTCTTCGGAGACGACCGTCTCCTGCACCGGCGTCTCCACCTGCGCCGGAGCGGGCTCGGCAACGGGGGCGGTCTCCTCTGCGGAGGCCGCGGCCCCCTGCGCCTCGGCCGTCTCCTCTGCCCGCCGGGCGGGCGCCGCCGCCGCGGAAGCGCGGCTCGCCGAGGCGACCGCCGCCCGCTCGGACTCCGAGGCGCCGCCCAGCAGAGACTTCGCCTTGTCGCTGTCAAGCACGAGGCGGCCCTGATCATCCACGTGGACGTCCCTCGCGCCGAGGACGCCGGTGAGGCCGAAGGTCTTCCACACCTCCTCCGGCGTCATCCCCGCGTCCTTGGCGGTGTTGCCGACCAGCGTCTGCAGAAGCGTGATGGCGGCGTTCTTCTCACCCTCGCCCATGTTCTGCTGCCCGTTCAGCATCGCGGTGATCTGCTCGCCCACGGACTTCAAAGACGCACGGAACTCAGGCGTCTCCGAGGAGGCCGCCTTGGCGATGCGGGTCGTCTGCCCATCGAGTATCTCCTGCGCGGCCAGATTCGCCTCCTCGAGCGTGGTGTCGCCCGGGATGTGCGCGTGGGGCGCAAGCGCCTGCGCAAGCTCTCCGTCCACCTTCTGCAGAAGCATGAAGTCCTCGGGGGTGATCGTCACGTCATCGCCGGTGGCCGCCGCCTTCTTGACCCGCTCGCGAATGTCGCCCAGTCTTGCCGCTACGCCGGAGCCCGGCGCAACGCGGGAAGCGGCGTCCGCCGCCTTCTCGAGGCGGGTGAGCATTGCGTCCTGATTCAAGGATTCGCCATCAAAGCACAGCGCGGCGGGGGCTTCGCCCGCCGCCTCCCGCTCCTCGTTCACGGCGCTCACCGTCTCGAGGATGGTCTGCGGATCCCGCTCCATCACCTTGCTCTGCTGCACCACCTCGCCCTGCCGCTTGAGCAGCTCCTGCAGCATCTTCGCCCGCGCGACCTCCTGCGTCTTGGTCGCCCACGCCGAGCGCGTTGCGCTCATGACCTCGACCGGCGCGGAGAAGCCCTCGCCCGCGAACTCGGCCACCACGTCCGACCAGCTCGTCACCTTGCCCTCGGCGTTGATCTGGCCAAGCGCCTCGCCCGCGCCGCCCATCGCGCCCTGCAGGGCCGTCTGCGCGCCCAGGTTCGCGAACTTGTTCCGGAAGGGGCTGCCCAGCACCTTGGCGTACGCCCTCTCAGCCTTCGGGCTGTAGGCCTTCAGCCAGCCAATCTCTCGTGGAAGCGCGAGCTTGGCTGCGCCGAACGACAACGCATCGAGCAGGCCGACCGGGGCGGCGTGGGCGTTGGCCTTCCGCAGCGCCTCATCGTACCTGCCATCCGACAGGAGGAAGTTCGCGATCTGCTTGCTGTCGTGCAGATCAACGCCGTAGTCGGCCATGTTGCCGATGAAGGACGCCGATCGATCCTGCGCCGCCGAGTAGGCGCCCATGCCGACCGCCGCGCCCGCCCCGGGCAGAAGCGCGGAGGCAAGAAGCGCGGGGGCCGACTGCACAAGGGATTCCGGGCCCATGTCTGCAAGGGACATGAGCGGGCTGGACGCAATCGCGCCCACGGACTCACCGAGGGTCTTCGCCTCCGCGAGCTGATCGGAAGCCGCGGACTTGGGGAACAGATCGGCCATGTCCTGCGACCACCGCACCGCCTCGGCGTCATCCTTGAGCCGCCCCTCATACTCTCGCAGCATCGCCTCGCCGTTCTTCGCCCAGAACTGCATGGCCACGTGGCCTGTCGGATCTACATCCGTCTTCCACTCCTCGGGCGTCTCGCCCTTCGCCACGAGGGACGCCCACCGCTCGAGTTTCTTCAGCTCATCCTTGTCATCGATCGCCCGCTGGGCGCTTCCCAACCCCGGGAGCGTGTTCGCGAGGAGGTAGCCGCCGCGAGCGGTGGAATTCGAGAGGGCGCCTCTCAGCGTGTCCGGCTTCTCTCCCGGGTTGCCCCACATCTTCCAGTGGAGCATCGCGAGCGTGCTCGTGTTGCCGAGATCGTCCTTCACGATGTTGGCGTAGTCGAAATCATTCGCGATGCGGGCGTTGACCGCAGGCTGCGTATAGGCGCGGCTAAGAAGCCGAGCGCGGTCCTGCGCCTCTTGCTGAGGCGAGATGCCCCCGGCGAGGGCGGCCGGCACCCCGTACCTGCGCCCCTTCTGCACGGCCTTGGCCGCGTCATCCGGCGAAGTGGGGGAGGCGAGCGCCTGCGCGAGTGCGCTCTGCGCATTCCCCGCCTGGATGTCGCGCTCCTTCTGCTGATAATCAGCCTGCCCCTCGGGCGTGTTGATCAGTGCTTCCATCAGAGTCCCTCAATGTTCTGCGCACGCTCGATGCTGTCGAGGAATGCGTCCGCGTTGCCCTGCACCAGCGAGGGGCGCTTCTCTGCCTTCACGTACGTCCCGGCGACCGCATCGCGGATGTAGCGGCGAAGCATCTCGGAATCCGTCTCGCTGAAATGCTTCCTGTAGTAATCGATCTGCGTCTGGTCGAGATGAACGCCCCGAATGTCCTCATCGAGCTTCAGCGGCCTGCCTATCACGAGCTTGCGGAAGTAGGCCATGACCTCAGCCTCGCTTGCCGTGCGGTGATAGCCCTTTCGCTTGAGCTCGTTGTTCGCAAGGCTCTGCAGCACGTAGCGGGCGTCCGTGACCGCCTTGTTGGGCAGATCGCTATAGGTCATCGTGAACGGGTTCTTGCCCGCGCCCAGCCGCCAGAAGTTCATCGTGCGGAAGAGGTTCACGCCCACGGCGTTCAGCTCGGGACTGCCAAGAATGTCCTGCGCGCTCTTGTACGCAGCGCCTCGATCAACCCCCGCGTCATAGACGGCGGTCATCGCGTTGGACACGAGCAGGGTCTGCATCGCATCATTCTTCGGCCACAGGTCGCCCATCGCCGTCTTCAACGCGCTGCGCACGACATCGGGCGAGCTGGCGAATGCGGGAATGTATTCGCCGTTGCGAGCGCGCGACTGCATGTCCGCGATCGCCGTGCCCTTGACCTTGGCCTGCGCATTCAGCCCGTACCACTCGCGCTCCATTGTCTTGCGGCTGTCCTCGGGCAGAAGCAGGAGCGTGGATCTCATGTCCGACTCGCTCAGGCTCGCCCACCGGTTCGGATCGCTCTTCATCGATGCAAGAAGCCACTCGTCTCCCGTGCTGTCGCCGCAGGCGAGCTTGGCGATCATGCCCCGCACCTCCTGCTGCTGCCCATAGGTCAGCCGACTGCGGATCTCCGTGGGGATGTCCTCGTACCGCTTGCCCTGCAGAATGTAGTCCTCGGTGATCGTGGCGCGGAGGTTCGCCTGCTCCGTCTCGAAGCTCCGCGCCTTCTCCGACTCCTTCCGGTGATAGTCGTCCACTATGCGGTCAACGAGATCCGGGCGGCCCGCCAGCTCGGGGTGCGCCTGCTTGATCCACGACCGGAGCTTCTCCGTGGGGACGGTCTTGAAGAGCGCCCGCGCCTGCTCGCCGTTCGGTGCAAAGAACGAGATCGGCTTGCCGTCCGCGCCCTTTGGCTCGGGGTTCAAACCTCTGCTCGCCCGAGCGGAGACATCCGCGTAATAGCCCTGCGCCGTGGCCGACATCAGCGAAAGCCAATCAACCGGCTTGCCCGTCTTCTTCGACTCGGCCTCTGCCGCCTTGACCGCCTTGTTGACGTTGCCCTTGCCTTGGTTGTATGCAACGATCGCCTTCCGCGTGTCGCCGTCATACGCCTTCAGCAACTGCTCGAACCACGCCTGCCCAAGATTGTAGTTGTACTGGCGATCCCGCATGAAGGCGTTCTCATCCCACGGAATGCCCGCGAGGCGGGCGGCCTCCTTGGCCGTGCCGACCTGCATCTGCGCAACGCCGTACGCCTTCTGCGCATCGTCCTTCGGCGCAGAGCCGTCCGCGTAATGCCCGACAAGAGTGTTGCCCTTCTCATCGAGCTGGCGGCCTCCGGACTCCTGCCCGGCGATGAACTCAAACTGCCGCACGGCCTCGCCCGGGATGTTCTCCGCAGTGACATAGGCGGGCACGCCTGCGCTCGCGCCGCTGATGACGTTGATCGATCCCGGGTCTCGCAGAAGCGAGCTGACCGCCTCGTCCCCCACCGTGCGCACGGTCACGTCATCCCCGGCGGCGTTGAGCCGCTTGGTGAGATCCGCGAGCTGCGGGCCGGTCATGAACTGCCCGTAGGTCTCCTTCACCCACGAGGCGGCCTTCACCTTGTCGTCCGGCGTCTGCGCCGACTCCATCGCGGAGAGCGCCGCCTCGTAGGCCACGCGCCCCGCCGTGCCGTTGATGGCGGCGGTCGCCGCCTCGGGGCTCAGCCCCGCCCGGCGGTTGATCCTGCTCTGCGCGATGATCGCGTCTCCAATGGATTCCCCGAATAGATCGGGGTTGCCAATGTTCTGCGAGGCGAGCTGCGTGGCGTTGGTGATCGTGCCCTTGTCCTGCCCGAGGGCGTATTCGTCCGCCTGCTGCATGACGTGCTGCGAAGCGAAGGCATACTGCTGATTGTAGACGGCGCCCGCTCCGCGATCGAAGAGCTTCCGCTGCTTGCTCGTCAGCCCGTCCTGCAGCGTGGCGGCGTAGTCCTTGAGGCTCTGATCCGCGCGCTCAGCAAGCCCGAAGCCCTGCTCGTCCTTGGCGAGGGCATCCCCGCCGCGGAGCTTCAAATAGCCATTCTCGCCCGTGCGCTGATCCTGCGCATAGCGCTTCAGATCATTGAGCCGCTCAAACACCCGGGCAGAGTCCAGGTCGTCCTGATACTGCTGCGCGAGCTTGGCCATGCCGCCGAGAGCATCGCCCACCTGATGCGTGAGCGGCACTCGCATCCCTGCGGGATCCGCGAAGCGATCGGGCTGAAAGCCCCCGCCGACTCCTCCGACCTGCTGCTGATAAATAGGAGAGTTCGCCATTACCTGCCCCCTGCGGAAGTGCCGGAATACCACATCCCCGCGAGCTGCCCAGCCGTGGAGATGAGTGAAGTGGCAAGCCCCATGCGAGCAGAGGAATCCGCTGCGGAAGCCATGATCCGCTGCGCCTGCGCGCTCGCCCGAAGATCGCCCGCCTGACGGCGATAGCCCATCGCCACCTGCACGGCGTTGCGCTTGGCGTTGATCATGTCGATCGTCTTGTTCACGTCCGAAGAGGCGAGGACATTGGCCGCCGTACCCGAGGACAGCCCAACGCCGCGAGCGGCCATGGCCGAGCGGGCGGCGGCCTTGGCCGCGCCTGCGCGGCGGGTCACCTCGCCGATCTGCTGCATCCCCTGATAGAGCGTGTTCTGCGCCTGAAGCTCGGACAGCTCTGCGTTGCCTTCGTTCATGGCCGCCTGCCCGCGGAGAGAGATCCCCCGCGACTTGGCGTTGCCGTAATCAGAAATGGCATTGGCGACGCCTGAGCCCAGGCCAAGCACCATCGCGGAATAGAGAAAGCCGTTTCCGTCCGCGCTCGCCTTGCTCGCGGGCGAGGATGATGCAGACGGCGTGGCAGAGAATGACGTTGCGTCAGCAAGCCCGCCCGCACCCGCCACGGGCATATAGTTCGAGTGGGGGGAGATCAGGCTGGACAGCCTGTCGCTCCTCCCGTAGGACTTGCCGCTGAATCCGTAAGAGGGATCATAGAAAGTAGGCATGAAATAACCTCCGTTGATCCCACATCTTCTGAGGTTATCCGGGCATCATGTAGCCACTTCACCGGCGAGCGAGCAGACCGTCAAGGGCAGCGGGTACTTCTGCCGGATCACGATCTGGCCGCCGTCCGTCCACGCGGGCGGCACAAGCACGCCCACCTCGCGGCTGATGACGTTCGGCGGCGACCCGTAGGGCTCGCGCTCGCGCGGGCTGTATTCACGGAGGCTGTCCTCGTCCGGCCCGGCAAGGATGCCCGATGCCTGATAGACGCGAACGAAGACGTTGCAGATGTTCTTCATCGCGCCGCGCCCCGCGCCGCCGGTTCTGTCCTGCATGACCACGGGAAGCGTCTTGATCTCCGCATCGATCGGCAGGCCCACGATGATGTGCCTCGCCTCCTCCGTGATGGTGATCTGACCATCCTTCACCACCGCGTCCGGAAGCACCTTGCCGTCCGCAAGAACGGACACGGTCTTCCCCTCGAGGTGGTCAAGGCCGGACAGCTTCTTGGTATAGCTGCCGCGGTACTCGGCGCCCGCATCCACGTAGAAGCAATTCTCCAGCGTGTCAAACTGACGCTCGTGCATCCGCTCGATGTATCGCACGGTCTGCCCGTTGACCTGCCTGCGCACCACGGCATAAACGATGTCCTCGTCCCCCTCTGCGACCGCGGTCACGGACTCAAATGCTCCGTCCTTGGTCGTGTGCTTGTGCCACGCCGTCACGTTCTGATCCGCAAGATACGTGCAGCCGAGAAGGTCGCCATCCGAGGTGACGCACCACACGATCGGGGTCGGCGTCTTCGAGAGCGCCATGGAAACGATGTCCGTATTCTCAAACAGATGCGCGGCGCGGATGGAGAGGTCGTCCGTGTCAAAGCCGCCCTTCTGATAGCTATAGCCAAGGGAGCGTATGTGCCCGCCGCGCTGCGATGCGTACACCGCCGCACGGCCCACGAGCAGCGGCTGAGGCGCCGCCGCGCCGTAATAGGTCTGCGGCAGGAAGCCGATGGAGGTCGGCGTGATCGCATCATCGTTCGCCGTGGTCGTCCGGATCTCCGATGAGGCGGTCAGGAGCATCAGGCTGGTCAGCGGCACGACATGACGGATGCGGGACGTCTCTGCCACGGATGCGCGAACGGCGATGCAGTCATCGTCCTGCGCGGGAAGAGAGTTGTGCATATCCGCTTCCGTGCCGGGGCGCGTCATCCACACATATTGAGGGTGGTTGTACGAGCCGGCGAAGACGCGCCTCTGCTGATAATAAGTCACGGCTCCCGGATAGTCGCCCGCTTGCCCCACGACCGCCGTGGCCGCCGCCCCCGAGCCGCCATACTTCGTGCCTGCGATCGTGATGGTCGGGCTCGTGTAGTTCTGCCCTGCGGAGACGATGCGGATCTGCACGATCCTGCCGGAGGAGTCTACGACTGGCAGAAGCGAGGCGCCGTAGCCGGTTGAGTCAGATACGGAGACGGATGGCGCAACGGACTCCGTGCCGAGCGCAACCTCCCGCGACCGGGCCATCTTCTTGTCCCCCGAGATGAACGCCCCCACCGTTGTCGTGGCGAGAGTCGCCACCGGCGAGATATACCCCCGGCCCGGGTCGGACGGAACGATGGCCGTGACCGTTATCTGCGATGTGTAATACATTGCGTAGTACTCGCTTTCCCCGTTGCCGAAGCGGCGCACCTCGCTTGAGCGCACATACCCCGAGGATTCATACCGAAGTGATCCCCCAGAGCCCGCCCCCGCCTTGTCGATCAGTGACAGCTTGATTGCCGGATCTTCATACCCGCCTTCCCGCGAGCGGACGAACGTGACGCTCACTGCCGTCCGCGCAAGCGCCCGGTCGCGGCTGAGATACCCCGAGCCGCCGCTTGTCACGTTGACCGCGCTGATGCCCTTTGACTGGTGGAACGGGTCGATGTAGCGGGGCGGCGTGATGCTCTCGTCCGGGTCAACGTTCGTGTCGGTGAAGCTCGTCTCCGCCGTCTCGCCGATGAATCCATACCGCCCCGAGTAAGTCTTGTAAACGCGGTATCGCTCCGCTCCCGAAACGGGCGTCCACTGAAGCGTGATCTTTGATGCGTCCACGAACAGGTTGCCCGTGATCGCCACGGCATTGGACTGCGCGGACTCGTCCACCACGCTGCCCACCGAAGTGCTGCGCACCGCCGTCACCACGTACTTGATCGTGTACATGGAGCGCATCTCGGCTGTCACCACGTCCGTCTTGGCCGTGCAGGTGTACGAGCCCGTGAGGCCTGTCGGAGCGGGGAGCGGCGCGCCGAAGTCTATCTGCCTCAGGCGCCAGTCGGCCGCGCCATAACGCTGAAGCTCCATCGGTGCGTAGGACGGATGCACGAGGGTGACCACGTCAGCCGACTGCGTGTAATGGATCTCCGCCACATCCTCCGCGGCGTACGGCGTGGCGACCTCGTAGGGCTCGCCGTTTGATCCAAGGAGCGTTGCGCCCTGCGTATGAAACCGTGCATACTTGTCGCCCAGCTCAATCACCATGGTCTGATCGGTGTTGTAGGTGAAGGGGATGAGCACGCTCGGCTTGTCCGCGAACTTCGCCCGCCGCACGAACTCAAAGCCCGCACGGTTCTGCACCGGCCCCTGCGGCAAAACGATGAAGTTCCTGCACTTCGCCAGCCCCGCCTGATACCCCGTCTGGTCATCGATCCGGCCGTACATGGCGGGCGACTGCTCGCCCCCCGTAAATGAATTCTGAATCGCTTTCAGCATCTGACAATCACTCCATTGGGCGTGTGGCGGCGAGCAGAGTACCGCTGCGTGCAGTCGCGGCGCTTGGCCTCGGAAAGCGCGAGCTGGTAGAACTTGCCGCAGGCGCTCACGAAGTTGAAGCCCTCCTCGCCCCGAATTGTCTGCCCGGCGAGATAAGAGGCAAGCAGCCACGACAAAGCCTCTGTGAATGCCGCGGGGAACGTGGCCGCGGACGGATCGGCCATGATGTACCGCACCCGGGCGTCCTCCACATTCGTATACAGCGCAAGCCCCTTGCCGTCTGACATAACCTCGAACTCATTCTTGCGGCAGTTGTCCAGCCGGTCGTTCAGGTAGCCCACGGGTGGCTGATGCCTCCACCGCCCCTCAAGCGCACGGGGCGGCTCCTCCAGCGACTCCACTGAAATGACATGGCGGCAGTCCGATGGGAGGCCGTAGACGAACCGCCACGGGCCGGGGTCAAGCCCGCTTCGCTGCGCAAGCGGCTCCATCTTCGTGGCGAAGCTCCAGTTGTGCGCATCGAGCAAGGTGCCCAGGGCCATCGGATAGAAACGGGCGCAGGCCTCCGCTTCGGTGGATTCATCGGGCGGGTTGATGGAGGAGACGCTCGCCTTGTTCCCCACCCGGGACAGCGCGAGGTTGCAGATCGTGACGACGTTTGCCATGTCATCGCTCCTAAAAAAGCGCCCCGCGCAAGGCGGGGCGAACCCCTCCGGGGCATGGAGGGGAAGACCAAGGAGAAGCCCCAGTCAGACGGCGGTCAAGCCACCGGCTGATTGTCCAGCGCAGGCGCCTGCGCAAAGCCGTGGTTGACCTGCGTATCCCAAGTGATGAGCGCGGTCACCTTGCCTGCGGTCGGCGTGCCTCCCCAGTTGACCCGCAGGTAGCGGCGGGTCTCGAAGGGCACCGGGATGTAAAGAACTGTGCCCGCCGCCGGTGCGGTGAGGATCGGGCCTGCGGCCGCCGTGGCGTAGGTGGAGTTGTCAGCCGAATCCTCGAGAATCGGCTGAAGCGTTCCCGTGATCGTCTCATTCACGATGACGCCCACGTAGAGCAGCTTGCTCATGCCGGGGGTCGGCTTGTCCTGCAGGAGATCCACCACGTTGGTGGACGGCGCGGACTTGGACAGAGACTGGTTGTCCGCAAGAACCAAAAGCTGATCAGTGATCATGTGCGCTCCTTAGGAGAAGGGAACCTTGGACTCGGTGTTGCTGATCGCGTCCACGCGGCGAATCGGGATGCCGCGGAAGCGGGCGACCGAGCGGCCTTCCGCCTGATCGAGAGTCAGCCACACGTTGGAGCGATTCTCCAGCTGCTGCTCGAAATAGGTCTTGATCGTGCGGTTGCAGTAGAACGCGGCGCGGCCAGCTCCCATGGAGGGCAGCAGGTTCATGGCCTTGATCATGAGGGCGCGAAGGTCGGCGCTTCCCTCCTTGCTCGGATCGGCGTCAAGCTTCGTCCAATCGATGTTGGCGATGCGGACGCAGTACCTCCAGTCGCGCATCGTGAAGCCAACGTTCCACTCATAATGAGAGCGATAGCCCTGATAATGACCGCCATCCGGATCATCCAGCGTCACCTCGCCGAGGTCCTCGTGCTGAAGGCCGCCGACCAGTCCCTTCGGATAGGAGCAGTACATCGTGTTCTTGCCCCACACCATCAGGAGGATGGAGGTCAGGTTCGAGCCGGTGCCGCCCGCATCGATGACGTTCACGGCGTTCTCAGCCTTGGACTTGATGCCGGTGGAGAAGCGCGGCATGATGCCGAGAATCTTGGCCGGATCCTTGTTGTTGTCGCCATAGAGCAGGGCGCGCTGGAACTCCTGATTCATCGCCTCGATGAAGGGAGCGTTCTCGGAAGCTCGCCAAGCCTCGGTGTTGCCGTTCAGCATCGCGAGCTTCTTGTCCACCTCGGCGTAGGCCTCAAGCATTCCGAGCGCGTCAGAGACCTGCTTGGTCTTGGACTTGCTCGGCTGAACGCCGTAGTTCAGGCGGCGCCATGCCACGGACGGCAGGCCGCTTCGAACGGTGGTCACGTTCTCGGTGACGCCGGTGGCCTCGTTCCAGACGAGGTCGGCGAGCATCTCGTTCGTCTCGTTCAGAACTTCAATGATGCTCGGATCGATCCGGCCATCCTGCGTCATGCGAGAGGTCAGATCGGCGAGCGTCGGATTAGTAGTAGCGGTATTCAAAACTGCCATAACGACTCCTAGATAACCATGTTGCTCTTAGGAAACATCCGGTGCTGAGCCTCCGGCGCTCCCTGCGCTCTAACCCCCGTGTCCTGAGATAGAGCCTTGCCCACCCTGTAGAACAAGCGCATCACCTCGGGGTGGTTGCCGAGGCCGGATGCGTCAAGAAGGTGCTTCAGCTCCGGAGTTGCGAACTGCTGATACGCGGCCGCAATCTGCCCGAGGTTCTGCCTGAAGCCTGCTCCGCCGAACTCAGGGTCGGCTTTGCTCTGCTCCGCCCACTTGGCGGCGAATTCCTGCGTGCGGCGGCGAACGTAGCCGTCAGCCTCCGCATACATCGCGCTGAACATCTTCTGCGCCTTCTCCTGCGGAAGACCCAGCTCCTTCGCCGCGGCGGTGAAGCTCTGGTAGTCATCGAGCTTCACATCGTTGCCCTGCGCGTCCTTGAAGGGCGCGTACTCCTCCGGGGCGCTCTCTGCCGGAGCAGATTCCTTGGCGGCCTCCTGCTCTGCGGCGGCATCGCCCAGGAGCGTGCTGGTCACCGCAGGAGCGTCAGCCTCGGGCCTCGCGGCTTCCGCGGCGGGGGCGGCATCCGCCTGCGGCTGCGCCTCAGCGGCGGGCTGCGCCGCTTCGGAGACGGCGGCCTGCGCCGCCACCTCGGTTGTCGTTTCTTCATCAGCCATGCTGGTTTTCCTTCATCATCAGTGCGTAGCCGTCCGGAGCATCCCGGAGGGCGCGCTCCAACAGCTTGTAGCCCGCCTGCTTGCGCCCCTCCGAAAACGCCATGTCCATCTCCGGATGGGGCGCGAGCGGGTTGTAGATCGTGTTGAACACCCGGGCATCGGCAAGCCACTGGTACACGAGGCGCCGCCCCCACTTCTCGGCCATGAGCCGCTTGAAGTCGAGAACGGCCTGCTCCTTGCGCACCGCCGCCTGCCGCGCTTTTTCCTGCTTGGGAGATTCTTCAGCCATGGGGCCTCTTCATGTATCCATCAATAGCCAGAAAACATCCCCTGGATCTCCTGCGGAGCCATGCTCTGCATCTCGCCAAGGCCGCCGAGGTTGCGCACGACTTCGCTCTGCTGCTGCGCCTGCTGCGCCTGCTGCTGCTCCTGCTGCGCCTGCGCCCGCTGCTGGCGAATGAGCGCGACCTGCTTGCCCGGAACGATGAGGCGGGGATCAACGCCCAAGGCATCGGCGTAGTAGTCAGCCCAGTAGTCGGCATCGAACTTGTCCAGCACCTCGGGCTTCATGCCCGCGATGACGCCCAGGTTGTTCGTGAAGCGGTCAACCGCATTGGTCGTGATCGCCTTCTGCGACTGCGCGAGGATCGAGGTGTACTCAACGTTCAGCTCAACGCCCTGCAGGGGCTCTGGCACTTCGGGCAGCGCGCCCGCCCGCAGAAGCCGCTCGAAGGCGAGCGAGATCAACGGGTCGAGCATCTCTGTGTTCAGGCGGTCAAGCACCGGCCCGAGCATCAGCATCTTCTCCTCGTGCCGCTCAGCGACCTCGGTGGCCGTCATGCGGTTGCCGCCCTGCTCGGTCAGCATGAGGAAGATGTCCTTGTAGAAGGCCTCGTTGATCAGCTGGCGCGTGTCCTGAATCTTCATCTGGAGCGCGTCCACGCGGAAGTTCGCGCCGTCAAAGAGCGGCTTGATGATCTGCGCCTGCCCCACGTTGTCCGCATAGGTGATGCCGCCCGGCAGAATGTCGGTCTCGTCATCCTTCAGGTCGGTCGGCACGACAATCGGCGGGTTGGCCTGATACTCCACAGCGCGGTCAGCAGCGAGCTGGTTGGCCTGCAGACTGCGCAGGCCGCCCACCGCCTCCATGCCCGGAGACGTGCCGTAGATGTCGCCGCCGGTCACGAGCCACCTCGCCCCCAGCACCGGGAAGGAGTTGAAGCCGGACTCGCGCAGGAGCTTGTCACCGTCAGCCTGCGGCTCGAAGTACACCGACCGGTAGGCCATGTTCTTGTTGTCGAGCTTGCTCGGGTTGCGGAGGTCACGGGGCTCGATGGCGTTCACCACGTGGAACCACGCATCGTAGTTCCCTTGGTCAAGCGCAGACTGCACCGCCGATGAGCAATTGGCATAGCCAAACTCGGCAGCCATCATCTCCGCCGTAAGACGGAACTCTCTATATAGAGAGTTGACCCTGCCGCGGGCGTTCGCCGTGATGCAGTATTCGCCAATCGTCAGCGGCATGCAATGGATCACGCGGTCGAAGTCATCAAGGATGATCGTTGCCGAGGTGCCAAACGCCCCCAGCTCCTCATACGCCGTATGAAGAGAACGATAGACGTTCGAGCGGTTGAAGACCATCTGAAGCTTCTCGGTGGACTGGCTCAGCCACGCCTTCACTTCATAGTCCTCGTCCAGCTCAGGGTTGAGCGTGGTGAGACGAAACCACGGGCGGGCGGGCGAGGTCAGCCCCGCCATCATGCCGCCCGCCAGAGTGCGCAGGGCGCGGGTGCCAGTGCCATCCAGTATGTGCCGGTAGCCCTTGTCGCCCTTGTTGTTCTCGTCAACGAGGAAGCGCCCCGAGCGGGGGAGGAGCACCTCGCTGATGTCGCGCCACTGCCCCATCCAGGAGGATCGCTCGCTCTTCAGCGCGAGCCACCTCTTGTTGCATCGCTCCTTGAGGCTCTCCGTCATGCGCCGCCTCCGAGAAGCTTGCTGCCCTTGCCCAGGCTGAGCTGGCCGCCGCCAACGCCCGTGCCGCCCGTCAGCATGGTGGAGCCATTGTCCAGCCCCGTATTGGCATTGAGGATGCTGTCGAGATCAGCAGTCTGCTGATTGCTCTTCCGCATCGCAGCCATCTGATTGGCGCGGTTCACCTCACTCTCCTGCTGCTGCAGGGCGAGCGCCTTCTTCTGCGCCTTGTTCTGCTTGTTCGCGTTGTAAGCATTGACGCCCACGCCCGCCGCAGCGGCTGCGGCAGAGATGCCCATCGCCCAGGCCGCGGCCGTTCCAACAGAAACACCCGACATCCGTTTCTCCCAAAAGTCAGCCGCCAAGAAGCTTGTTGCCCTTGCCGAGCGCAAGCAGGCTGTTGTCAACGCCTGCGCCGCCCGTCAGCATGGTGGAGCCGTTGTCCGCGCCGGTGTTGGCGTCAAGGAGGCCGTCAAGATCCGCGGACTGCTGATTGCTCCTGCGCATCTCCGCCATCTGATTGGCGCGATTCACCTCGCTCTCGTGCTGCTGAAGCGCCGTGGCCTTCCGCTGCGCCCTGTTCTGCTTCTGCGAGTTGTATGCGCTGAAGCCCACGCCCGCCACTGCGGCCGCAGCGGAAATCCCAAGAGCAACACCCGACATCAACCTCTCCTCGTCAAAAGCTCTTCCGGCTCGTCCGTGAACTCGTCCTCCGCCTCCCGCACCGTCCGGGCCTTGGTGGCGAAGCACATCGTCATATAGGTATCGGCGAGCGTCCGGGCGATCTGCGCCCTGCCCGCCTTGCATTCGAGAACACGGTATCCCTCGATCTCCACGATATGTGTTCCGTCATTCATGAGGACGTGGCCGCTGATGATGAGCTGCGTGTCCTTGAGAATCGTCACCCCGACCGCCACCGTGTCCTTGGGGATGAAGATCGTGCGGGAGTAGAAGCCCGCGTGGATGTGCTGCTCGCAGGGGATGTCCACCTCGCCCTCCGGATCGGCGACCAGCGCCTCCCTCAGCGCCTCGCGAATCCCCCGGATCTTCTCAATGTCCTCGCGGCTCATCGCCGCAAAGCCCGTGTCCAGCCTTGATATCTCGTTCATGCCTGCATCCAGAAAAGCGTGTTCATCGGCTTCGCCACACCGTCATAGAAGCGATAGGCCGCCGTCCCGTTCTTCGCCCCGAGGAGAACCCCCGCAGCTCCCACTACCTTCGCCCAGCCGCGCAGCGCCTTGATCAGCGACAGCCCCGCGCCCTTCCTGCGGGCGGCGGGATCAACGTAGATCGCATCCACGGCGAGGACGCGGGTATGGCAAAAGTGCGGCTGAGTCGCACAAATCGCGTAGGCGAAGCCCACGAGCTTGTCCTTCTCATCCTCATAGACCGCGAAGGCCCAGCCTCCATAGCCCGACTTCTCCGCCTCCACGTACGCGTCCTGATCGATCTCCCACTTCCCGAACTCGGGGTTGCCTGCCTCCGCCGCATAGGCATCGGACAAGCGCTTGAACTCTTCGCGGGCGAACAGCTCCGCGACCGGGATCTTCTCAATGCGAGCCATAGGTAGGCCTCCATCTTTCGCTCGGGTTGTAAGACCTGCGCTCCTCCGCCGCCCTGCGGCCGCGCTCATGGACGCTGTACTCGCTGTACTCGTCCACGAGATACGCGAAGGTGAGCGCATAGGCATCGCCCGCATCGGGCGACCTGCACCCGCGCTTCTTCATGTCGGACTTGCTCTCGAGCTTGCGCCGCCCCTTGACATCGATCGAATAGGTTGGGGACACGAGGTCCTCCTCGAGATCGCGGTCGTTCGGCAGCGCCCCCTCCTCGAGCCACTTCGCCATGCGCCCCCACATCTCCTCGCGCTTGCACGGGTAGACGTCCTTGTCGTCCGGCGAGAGTGAGAAGTTCACCCCCCGCACAGGGAAGCCGTCATCGCGCAGGATGTCCACGGGGCCGCCGCCCACGCCGCCCTCGTCCATGAAGCAGTAGATGCGGCGAATGCCGAGGGACTTCAGATAGCGGAAATGCTCCTTCACGCGCCCGGCCACCTCGGTCGTCTTGAGCCCGTTGTAGTGCTTGGGCAGCATCGTGCCGTCCCGCCCGATGCGCGTGGCGATCACGGTGTCGTCATCGCCAAAGCGGGCCACGTCCACCCCCACGATGGCGCAGGTCGCCTTGTTGAAGGCGGGCGTTCCGCGAGCCATGGCGGCGCGGACGATCTCCGCCGGGATGAACTGGTTCGAGCCCTGCGAGGGGAACTCGCCCTTCACGCGCACCTTGAAGAAATCGGAATCCTCGCCGTACTCCTCGCGCCACTGCGCGATGATCTTCTTGTTGGAGATGGCGACTCGGCGGCTGTCAATCGTCCTTGTGTTCCAGTACTTCTTTCTCTTGTGGAAGCACTCGAAGAACCTGCCGCTGTTTCGCGTGGGATTGCCGAAGAGGAACATCATTGGCTCGCCGTCAGTCAGGCCGCCCTCAGCCACGTCATATATGACCTCCGGGATGGCCGAAGCCTCATCGAAGATGTAGAAGGATGTGGAGGATGCGGCGTGCTGACCGGCGAAGGACTCCGCCTGCTCCTCGCGGCAGGTGATGGCGTCCACTCGCCACGACTCGGGGGATTCCTTGGCCACGATCGAGGTGGCCTTCACCTCGAACAGATCGCGCACCAATGAGCGGTTCAGCCACTTCTTGATCTCAGCCCAGGTCTTCGTCTCGAGCTGCGAGGCGGTGTTGGCCGTGACAACCCCCTTGCACCCGGGGCGGGTCGCAAGAATCCAGCAGACGATCCACGCCGTGATGCAGCTCTTTCCGATGCCGTGGCCTGAGGCCACCGCCATCTTGATGGGATCCACTGCGTGGCGCCCATCGAAGTTCCGCTCCCGCACCTGCCCGCCGATCTCCTCGAGGAACTCGCAGGCCCACCTGTCCGGGCCGTACCTGCACCCGGGATAGCGGGACGCC